AAGCCAACAAAAAGAAGTATTTGGAAAATCAATGGAAAATAATCAATTGGGATGCTATTGTAACCAGGTTATAAAATAATCATTGACAGAACTCCTTGTCTAGTATATACTTACTTACAAGGAGATTTTTTATGGGTAAAGCATTTGGAGAGCCAGAACGGGCTAAAATTAAACAGATCGTTGCAGAGGGCATGACCGTTATGCAAGAAATTCAAGACCTTCAAGAAGGATTGAATGATACGATCAAAGCAGTGGCAGAAGAACTGGAAGTCAAACCCAGTGTAATCAAAAAAGCAATTCGAATCGCACAAAAAGATCAATGGGATAGCGTTTGGAAAGAGTTTGATGATCTAGAAACTATTGTAGATATCTCGGGACATTCACATCGTAGAGAGGAAACTTAAATGAAAAGTTTCTCTGAACAAATGTTCACAGCCATATATGAACAGAAAATGTGGGGAGATCAATATGGAGAAACGGTAAGCGGAGAAAGTAGCACATTGGTTGCTACAAAAACGTTAAGAGAAGAATTGCCCAAACTTTTCAAAGAGTTCAACATTACCAGTATGTTAGATGCTCCATGTGGAGATTTTAACTGGATGAGAGTCTTTATGAAGGATCATCCAGAAATACAATATACAGGAGCAGACATTGTTGAACCAATGATTGTAAAATTACAATCAACCGATACCGCAGAAAATCAAAAATTCATTCAGCTGGATATCACAAGAGATCAACTGCCCGATACAGATTTAATCATGTGTAGAGATTGTTTGTTTCATCTTGAGCAGCAATTGGTTGGAGATTTTATACGTAACTTTGCCTCAAGCAATATCAAGTATCTGTTGACCACAACACACTATAATGACGGAACATGGAATAACGTCAATTTTAATACAGGCGGATTTCATACAATTGATTTGCTTTCAGAACCTTACAATTTTGATGCCAACATACTATACAGTATCGAAGACTGGATCGAAGGACAACGACAACGTAGACTATGTTTGTGGAGTCAAGATCAGATTAGAGATCTCCTTTAAATTTTAGGAAAATGTTAATTGAATGAAATCATCAAAAATGTCGCTAAATGGATCAGGAACGATTATAAAGTTTACCCTGTTCGTTTTATCGTGGAGACTACGGCTTGGGCGCTTAGTATCGGATGTTCGATCACAATGGCACTTACCGTACCTACTCCACCTCTTATCATCCTTTATCCTATTTTCATTAGCCAGTGTTGTATGTTCGGTTGGGCTGCTTATAGTCGTCGATCTTTTGGCATGCTTGCTAACTACATCCTGCTCGTTGCGATAGATTCAGTGGGTCTATTTAGGATGATAAATAATTAAGAACAAGGCAGGATCAGCCATAAGTGATCACCATGAAGGTCAGTGAGCCATTAAATCACGAGGAGAAAAAATATGAGTTATGTAGACGCACGATGGGATCGTGATAAAGATATCGTTCAGGTAATCGAGCGAGACCCAAAAAAAGGTAGGATATTCCAAGAATTTCCTGCTAGATATATGTTCTATTATCCCGACCAACGGGGTAAGTATAAATCCATACACGGCGAAAACCTTACTAAAATTAGTGCCCGTAGTTGGAAGGAATTTGTAAAAGAACAAAAAATACATTCCAATCACAAATTATACGAAAGTGATATCAATCCAGTTTTCCGTTGTCTGGAGGAAAACTATCTAGGTAAAGATGCTCCTAAACTAAATGTGGCGTTTTTTGACATTGAGGTAGACTTTGATCCAGAACGTGGCTATAGCACTCCAGAAGATGCTTTCATGCCAATTACAGCAATCGCTGTACATTTACAGTGGTTAGATACACTGGTGTGTCTTGCGGTTCCGCCAAAAACATTATCTATGAAAGAGGCACAAGAGCAGGTAAAGGATTTTCCCAACACCATGCTGTTTGAAACCGAATGGGAGATGTTGGATACATTCTTAGATCTTATACAAGATTCAGATGTGCTTAGTGGATGGAATTCAGAAGGATACGATATTCCATATACGGTTAATCGAGTAACTCGTGTGCTGAGTAAAGAAGATACACGCAGATTTTGTTTATGGGATCAATTTCCAAAGAAAAGAGAATATGAAAAATATGGGAAACAGGCTGTTACTTATGATCTTATTGGTCGCGTTCATTTGGACAGTCTCGAACTGTACAGGAAATATACCTATGAGGAACGACACACCTACAGACTCGATGCAATTGGAGAGATGGAGGTAGGTGAAAGCAAGACCGTATACGAAGGTACACTAGATCAACTATACAACAACGATTTTAGAAAGTTCATTGAATATAATAGGCAAGATTGCGCCTTGCTGAATAAACTTGATAAGAAATTAAAGTTTTTAGATCTTGCCAATACCATCGCGCATGAAAATACTGTGCTACTTCAAACAACAATGGGTGCTGTTGCTGTAACAGAACAGGCAATCGTTAATGAAGCACATCACAGAGGCATGATCGTTCCAAGTCGGCCCAAGCGAGACGAAGATGCTAATAATCAAGCCGCAGGTGCTTATGTAGCATATCCTAAAAAAGGTCTACATGATTATATTGGCAGCATGGACATCAACAGTCTATATCCAAGCGTGATTCGTGCGTTGAACATGGGCCCAGAAACTATCATTGGACAATTACGCCAGGACTATACCAAGGAAGAAATTGATACCAAGATTGCCAAGGGTTCTAGTTTCGCTGCGGCATGGGAAGGTAAGTTTGGGTCTAATGAATATGAATTTGTCATGAATCAAGATCGTGCCAACGATATTGTCGTCGATTGGGAGAACGGCGACACCGATGTCATGAGCGGGGCACAGATTTACGAAATGATTTTTGATAGCGGAAAACCCTGGATGCTATCAGCTAATGGTACAATCTTTACACACGAGCGAGAAGGTATCATTCCTGGATTGCTCAAGCGTTGGTATAGCGAACGCAAGGAAATGCAGGCCAAACTCAAAGAAGCAATTAAAGCGGAGAATAAAATTGAAGAAGAATACTGGGACAAAAGGCAACTGGTTAAAAAGATTAATCTTAATAGCCTATATGGTGCTATACTTAATGCTGGTTGTCGTTTTTTCGATAATCGTATTGGTCAGTCAACCACGCTTACCGGACGTGGAATCGCAAAACATATGGCTTCTAAAATCAATGAGGTGATAACAGGCGATTACAATCACATTGGAAAAAGCATCATCTACGGAGATACAGATTCTGCTTACTTCAGCGCCTACTCATCTTTGAAAAATGAAATTGACAAAAAAGAAATTGCTTGGAATAAAGATACAGTAGTTCAACTGTACGATACAGTCGCAGCCGAAGTAAATAGTACATTTTCACAGTTCATGCTCGACGCACATCATTGTCCAAAGTCAAGAGGTGATGTTATCAAGGCAGGTCGTGAGTTTGTTGCTGTCAAAGGCTTGTTCATTACCAAGAAGCGTTATGCTATATTGTATTATGACAAAGAAGGCAAGCGTACCGATGTAGATGGTAAACCTGGCAAGATTAAAGCTATGGGCCTGGATCTCAAGCGTAGTGATACTCCGGAATTCATGCAGAAGTTTTTAGAAGAGATTTTGACCAAGGTACTGAACGGTGCTGGTGAAAAAGAAGTATTAGAAATGATCACTGAATTCCGAACTGGATTTAAAGCAAGACCGGGCTGGGAAAAAGGTAGTCCCAAACGTGCTAACAATATCGCCGAATATCAAGAAAAAGAAAAGAAGGCAGGTAAGGCTGCTATGCCAGGACATGTACGTGCCAGTATCAATTGGAATACTCTTAAACGTATGAATGGCGACAAATACTCTATGGGTATAGTAGATGGCATGAAGGTCATTGTATGTAAGGTCAAACCTAATCCACTTGGATTTACATCAGTAGCATATCCAGTTGACGAGATGAGATTACCTAAATGGTTCCAAGAACTGCCGTTTGATCATGCTGAGATGGAACATGTTATCATCAATAACAAACTGGATAATCTCATCGGGGTTCTAGAATGGGATCTAGAATCTACTACAGAAACAAATACATTTGGTTCATTATTCAGTTTTGAATAAAATATTTGTTGACTTTCTCCCTAAATCTAAATAAACTAACACAAAGGAAATTATTATGAAATCTATTCTACAAGACATTGTCGCACATACAAACAAATTGGGCTTTCTTAACATTGTTAAAGTCACAGGCACAACTGAAAAAACTCTAATTGATTCTATGGCAGATGACCGTAGCGTTATCATGTATGCGGAAACTGCTAATCCAAACGCAGACATGATTGGCACATATGGTATGCCACAACTTGAAAAACTACGCTATCTTTTGGATGGTAAGGAATATCAAGATGGTGCCAAGATTGAAGTGGTCACTGCTGAACGCAACGGCGATACCGTTCCGGTTGGTCTCCACTTTGAAAACAAAGACGGCGACTTCAAGAATGACTATCGCTTTATGAATCAAGACATTATTAACGAGAAGTTGAAAACTGTCACATTCCGCGGAGTTAAATGGGATGTCGAAGTTGAGCCCACAGTAAATGCTATCCAGCGGTTCCAATTCCAAGCAGGTGCCAACACCGAACACACAACTTTCCTGGCCAAGACTGATAGCGGTAATTTGAAGTTTACATTCGGTGATGTCAGCAGCCACGGTGGAGAATTTATTTTCGCAACTGGTGTTAAAGGAAATCTAAATAAAGGATGGACTTGGCCAGTAAACAATGTGTTGAGCATTTTGAAGATCGCAGATGCCAACAATGCCAAGATCAGTTTCAGCAATGAAGGTGCTATGCAGATCACTTTAGACAGCGGCATTGCCACTTACAAGTATATCATTCCAGCACAAGCATGATAAAAGGTTTGATGGGCAAGGGGTGCGTTATTATTGAAGGCGGAAATACCGCATTGCCCTATATTGGACCCAACCCCAATAACCCTATCCAGGGTATGATACGTTGTATCAACACAGACTTGGAAGTGTTTACCGGCGAAGGTTGGCAAAAGATTAACACCAGTTATGCTACTGCCGAGCTCGATCATGAAACGATAATGTTGTTAGAATGGGCAAGGAAAAAGAAACGTGAAGAAGAAATGCTATCAACTTACTCACATACCCATCCTGCTGTTAACTTTGCCAAAGAAAATATAAACCGCATCAAGCAAGAACTTGCCCGAGCAGAAGAACAATTAAAAATAACAGAGATACTAACATATGAGCAATCCACCAGTTAACCTGTCACCATTTCAAAGAGACTATGCTGTCTATTTGCCAGCTATTTCGAGTTTCTATAGCACATACATTGCTAAACAACGATTAAGTGATTTTGTTCCTAAAGATCGTATCCCTAAAGGATTTGATCGTGGTATTGAAGGTATGAACTTCTTAAATGAAGAACAAGGATACTTTACTTACAAGTACGGTCTGTACTCTGCTGGACATGCTCAATTAGATATACAAAAGAGTTTGGTACAGGAAAGTATGATACACGGTCGTGATCATGCCAATACTATGATCCTTGGTGACTCAGGTGGATACCAAATTGGTAAAGGTATTCTCAAATTTGATTGGTTGGACTTCGAAGGCAAGGCAGCAAACAAAACTCGAGATGACATTATCGCCTGGTTAGAACTAACTGCTGATTGGTCAATGATGTTGGATGTGCCTATCTGGGCATGTGACAAAAATAATAGAGCAAGAACTGGCTTAACAAGCCCAGAAGATTGTTTACAGAAAACTCGTTTCAATAACGAATACTTTTTGAAGAATCGCATGGGTAAGACCAAGTGGTTGAATGTGTTACAAGGCAGTGATTGGCATAGCGCACAAGATTGGTATGAGGGTGTCAAAGAATTTAGTGACCCTGCTGTATGGGGAGATAAGGCAGCAGAGGGTTGGGCAATGGGCGGTGTCAATATGAGTAAGATGGACATCACTTTAAAGCGTTTGATGATCATGCGGGAGGAAGGCATGCTCACAGGCAAGAACTGGATCCACTTCTTGGGTACAGCACAGTTAGATTGGGCTTGCTATCTAACTTCAATTCAACGACAACTCAGGAAACATATTAATGAAGAAATTACCATATCTTTTGACTGCGCCTCACCGTTTGTCGCAACAGCACACGGACTCGTTTACACAAACGCAATCCACACATCAAAAAAGTTCAGTGTTGTTATGGAAAAAGCCCCAGACAACAAAGCACTTGCAGGAAGCGACATCCCATTCCCATTCGAATCAGAAATCGGCCGCAGACTTGTAATGGGTGATATCTGTCACTATGCTCCGGGCATGTTGAACAAGATCAAGAAAGAAGGCAAGACATCGTGGGATAGTTTCGCATATTCACTGTACATGGCACATAACGTTCAATGTCATATTGAAGCGGTACAACGTGCTAATCACTATGCTGATATCGAAAGTACACGATTTAAACCAGACTGGCGTTCGTGGAAAAAACTCAATTCTAAAGAACTATCAAGCGATCAGTTTAGCGAATGGGTCCCACGTAACGTATTGTATTTCGATCGTTTTGTTGAAGAATTATTTGATACCAAAACATTAACAGAAGCAATGGATATGTTAGAGCATCCAACTGCCAAGGCATTCTTGATCAGTATCGCCGGGGCTCGTAATACAACCAATGGACAGAACGACAACATGTTCGGCGGGTTGTTCGATGTTGAAGAAGTTACACGAGCAGATGAAGTAGATCTATCCGATGCCAATGACTCTGCATTACAGAAATTAAGTGACGAACTTGGAGAGTAATATGAATAGAGAAGGACACGAAAACGCAGAATTTTTCTACGGTACAGAAGTTGAACATACTCCGGCATTTGGAATGCCCACGTTGTTTGTGGTTGGCGTTCAAAAAGAAGAACGGATTGGGCATCGCATAAATGGACGGCGTCATATCTATTTTGGTGCCAATCAAAGTTTTCCCAATCCAAATATAAATGATGCCGAGGCATGGAAACCCTGGGAAGACATGATTCGATGCTTTCTCGATCGAGACTATCTATGTACCCTGGATATAGATGTCAAATGCGCCGAAGGTTTGTTGGAAAGTGGACTTTGTGAATATCATAATTTCATTCCAATGATTTCGGTGAAATTGCCCTATTTACAACAGTTGGGATATAATGCTATAATTAAACTTGACGACAAAGACTTCAAGGCAACTAACCCCGGCGTGTGGTGTCACAATCTACACAATTTATTAACTCGTGAGACCTTTACAGATTGGTCTAAATATACGAAAGATGAAGTATTATGATAAACGATGAATTATCAATGATTTGGGTTAAATTCCAGAAGGAAGGAATACATTGCTATCCTGCCGCAGCAACTGATCCCATGTTAGCCACAGGAGACGAATATGATGTTAGTTTCCTGGCAACTCCACATCGACACATTTTCCATTTCCAAGTCAATATTCAAGTATTTGATGATGACCGTGACATCGAATTTATCCAGTTTAAGCGTTGGCTCGAGAAGTGCTACAGCAATGGTACTCTTGAACTCAACCACAAATCTTGTGAAATGATTGCTCGTGAACTTAATGCGACAATCACAGCAAGGTATCCGGGTCGAAAGACTCTTATTAGTGTAAGCGAAGACGACGAAAACGGCGCTTCACTTATATTCCATAATCAACCCTAATATTAGGAAAAACAAAATGGCACAGCCAAACTATATTCAAAAAACCCTTAAAATGAAACCCGAGGTATCTAAGATCTTTGATGATCTTGATGCTTGGTTGGATCATTGCCGGTTTAATCTTCTTCCCTACAATGAGAAGGATCTTTATCGATCCAATGACTATCGTAGGTTCCAGCAAGAGCAAGAATATCTACAACGCAAAGCACGTCGTGAAGCATCGGGTAAGCCCCAGCGTGAATACCAGGGCCAATAATGCGTAAACTTTATTATATGGGTTTAGAGCCATATAAGGCTCGTTATACTCTACAACTACAAGATTGGAATACTGCGGTATTCGATCTTCGTGGCCTAGACTATGTGGTTGTGCCCGGCGAAACACTCAGCAATGACCAAGCTATCGTGACAGGACAAGTTCTAGACGCACATGGACGCACATATTTTGGTATGAGCCAACTGATGAACTTGATCCGCATGATGAAAGCAGGAGAACTAAACAATGAAGATGTTATCTACTTTGAGGACATGTTTCAGCCTGGAATCGAGAGCCTCCCTTATATTATGGATCAAATTGATCCTGGCCTTCGTCCCCGTATTTTTGTGCGGTGTCTTGCTCAGTCCATTGATCCTGATGATTTCGTTCATGTCTGGGGAATGGCGGAATGGATGGCAAGATATGAAAAGATGTTGGATAGCTTTGTTAGCGGTGTTTTGGCCACGAATGAGGAAATGGTAGCACATATGAAGATTGCAGGTTGGCGTGCTCCGATCTACAATATTTCAGGATTGGCATTTGGCAAGAGCGAAGTACAAAGTCGTGTGTCAAGTATCAAGCCATTTAATGAACGCAAGATGCGTGTGGTGTTTTCAGCACGATGGGATCAAGAGAAGCAACCTGACTTCTATATGGACCTCATTGAGGAATGGCATAGGCAAAATGGACCAGAACTTGAATTCTGTGTATGTAGTGGTGGCAAACTGAAATCAAATAGTGATAGCTATATGCAACGCACTCGTGACCTGGTCTCACGGGGACTACTAACAATCTATGAAGACTTGGAAAAGAATGAATACTACAACATTGTTAATGATAGTCGGGTTGTATTTAACTGTGCGTTACAAGATTGGGTTTCGAACACAGTCAGTGAGGCTGATGCTCTCGGATGCAATGTTCTCTATCCTGCTTATCGTAGCTTCCCTGAAACTTTTGCCAACGACTATACTCGTCTTTATGTGCCTTGGAGCATCGGCGATGCTATGGATAAGTTGGAATCGTTATTGGACGCACCACACCCAAACATGGGCGCAATCAGCGACTACAACAACGGAACAATCGACCGAATCATCGACATCTTAGAAGGCGGCGGAGAAGATCTACTACGTATGAGTACTGACTACAGAAAATATACCCGTGAGTCAAAATACTAAAAATATATTAATTACCGGTGCCATGGGATTCATTGGTAGTCATACTGCCAAGGCATTCCAAAAAGCAGGATATCGTGTGATAGGGATTGATCGTCAAATGACGATTCCTGCCGCTGCCAGTTTTATAGATGAGTTGATTGTTGACGACTTTGCCAATATGGCCGCAGCAGTGGCCGTAGAACGAGATGTATGCGGAATCATACACATCGCCGGAACTAGTCTGGTTGGTCCAAGTATTAAGAATCCTGGCGAATACTACGATAATAATGTTGGCAAAACCAACACTATGTTGGAAAATTTGGCCAAGCAAGGATGGCAAGGAAAAATCATTTTTAGTAGTAGTGCCGCAGTTTATGGAAATGACTATACCAGACCGTGGAAAGAAACTGATTCAAAAAATCCCATCAGTCCGTATGGACATAGCAAGTCTATGTGTGAACAGATCATATCCGATCACTCTCATGCTCGTGGACATCGCGGTATCGCATTAAGGTATTTCAATGCGTGTGGATGTGATCCAGATGGTGAACTTGGAAATGTTTGGAACGATAGCCATTTGGTTCCTAGCATGGTACAGGCCACAATAGAGAAAATACCAATGATCATAAATGGAATAGATTTTTCTACTCCAGATGGTACTTGTATACGAGATTATTTACACGTTTCGGACATAGCGGAAGCCCATGTACTATCCATTTCTTTAGGAGATTCACTTGACAAAGGTGAGTTTAGAGTATATAATTTGGGTACAGGAAAGGGAATAAGCAATTTAGAAATCGTAAGAGGAACCCAAAAAGGAACCATGTTTAACTATGGTCCAAGACGATTTGGAGACCCAGACGAACTAGTTGCCGACCCTGCCCGTTTTATGACTGATACTGTATGGAAACCAAAATACAGCCAGTTAGACACAATCGTATCAACAACCTTTAATTGGATGAAGGATTTAAAATGAAATTAAGCGCCCTGGCAGTTAGTATCGCATTGGCTTATAGCCAACTACACGCACAGACCACAACACCATCGTCGTGGCAAACTGGAGAATACTACACTAGTCGGGCACTTGATTCAGTCAAGGCATCTAGCGCCTATGCTAGAGGATACACAGGTAAAGGTAGTACCATCGCTATCTTGGATACAGGTATCTCTACAACTGGAGCGGAATTTGGTAACGGAAAGATTGTGCTTTCCCAGGATTTTAGCGGCTCTGGAAATATCAATGATAATGTAGGACACGGTACTCACGTTGCCGGTATTGCTGCAGCCAGTCGCAACGGTGTAGGAATGATGGGCATGGCATTTGATGCCAATCTTATGATTGCCAAAGTCACCAATAGTAATATGCTTACTATGGATCCGGTTATTGCTGGTCTTAATTGGGCTGCTATGAACGGTGCTCATGTGGCCAATCTTTCTGCCAATATTGGACTATCGCCTGCCTCAATAGGTGCCAAAATGATTGCCTCTGGTGTTTATAGTACCAATTTTACCAACAAAGGTGGTGCTCCTGCTAACATTGGACTGAATGCCTCCCAATGGGCTGCTGCTATGAAAAACGATATCGTTTTGGTAGTAGCCGCAGGAAACGATGGTACAGCATACGCAGGTGGTATTACACAAATGGCTACCGCAGTTGATAGTAAAAACAATCTAGTACTAGGCGGAAGAATGTTGGTAGTAGGCAGTTGGGATCCATATAAAAACTCATTGGCTTCGTTCAGCAATCAAGCAGGTTCTTTATGTACAGTGATGGTTGGAACAGTTTGCCAAGACAAATATAAAATATCCGACTTTTATATCCTAGCACCTGGTACAAGTATAACATCTACATATCCTGTTGGTATGGCCAAATCTGGATATGCTACCATGTCCGGAACTAGTATGTCTGCTCCAACTATAGCAGGCGCAGTGGCAATCATTCATCAAGAATGGCCACAGATGACAGGAGCCAATATTGCTAAATTGTTGTTGGTTACTGCTAACAAGAAATTGCCCGGATATAATGTTGATGTTATGGGACAAGGATTGTTAGATATGGATCGTGCCACGCAACCAGTTGGTACCCTAGGTATTCCAGTAACTGGCAGAGGTGCTGTTCCGGTATCTACTTTGTTGACTACATCAGGTAGTGCCAGTACTGCTAAAATTGCCAACATCATGGCATTGGATGATTTCCAGCGCGATTATTATATTCCTGTAAAGGCATTAACTGGAACAACTACCAGCGAATTTAATATCAAACAACTTGCAGTAGGTTATAGTAGCCATAATAATTATAGCCAATACAATAGTTATAACGATTATCGAACAAGCCAATTTGGAGATTTGTCATTGGCATTATATTCAAATGACGCTGATACCAATAGCGCATCGCCCATGATTGAACTTACTAAAAATGTGAACACCAAATATGGAGATCTTAAATTCACTGTAGGATCTTTTGTTGAATCTGGTACCTGGTTAGGAAACTCTCTAAGTTCAGAGAACAAAAGCCAAACAACATACTTAGGCGTTGGCATCGATAAACAGATTTCCGAATCTGTTAATTTCTACGGAAATATCACAAATGGCGTTACCATTACAGATGACAATAATGCGTTAATCACAAAACTACATCCTGTGTTGAGCTATTCATGGACTATGGGTCTAGAGAAAGCATTGAACAAAAATAACAGTGTAGGTATGATGGTATATCAACCTGTTACTGTATATGATGCCCGAGCAGAGGGTAATATTCCTGTTGGACTAGATAGTAATTTTAACACCGTTAATGCCACTGAAGTAAATTTTGCTTCATCTGTACAAGAACTGCGTACTGGGTTTTACTTCAAAGCCAAGGAAAAAGATAACATGAACTTGCTGGCTTTTGTTGAGAATCGACAAAATTACAAAGGTCGCGAAGGTGTATCGGATCTAGCAGTTGGACTAACTTACAATATTAAATTTTAAAAATGTCATTTCTATCTAAATTTTTTCTAAATAAATTAGATCAAATGGGTCGTAAGAGAATAGTTCTAGATCGGCAAAGCAATGAACCGTATCTAGAACGCTATTACATATTCCTAAAAGATCGTAAAAAGTTTCCATTTAATGCCTTTATACATAAGTTTCTAAAATCAGATCCCGATGATGTACACGATCATCCATGGCCTTATTTTACATTGATACTGAAAGGTGGCTACTGGGAGTGGATTCCTAAATTTAATAACAAGGGAGAAAAGATTGGTGAGTTAGCCAAGTGGAGAGGGCCTGGCCATTTCCGAACTTGTAAGGCCACTAGTTATCATCGTATTGAACTAGATCCAGACATAGAATGTTGGACGTTGTTTATGCCAGGCCCCCAACAAAGAGAATGGGGGTTCTTAAAAAATAATAAATGGATACACAACGAAAAATACATAGAAGAAAAAAGTAAAAATGAACGCTAAAGAAAAAGAAGTAATGGACATTCTACAAGAAGAATGTGCCGAAGTAATTCAAGCAGTGAGTAAAATTAGTCGATTTGGAATTGACAATTTCAAGCCAGGCAAGCCCAAAACCAATCGAGAACACCTCGAAGAAGAGTTAGGTGATATGCTCGCAATGATTGACATTATGCTAGAACTTAGTGTAATATCATTAGACAATCTTGAAATTGCTAAAAAGGCAAAGGTTGAAAAACTTAAAAAATGGTCAAGTATATATGAGCAAAATTAAAATAGCAGAGCTGTTCTATAGCATACAAGGCGAAGGTAGATACATGGGTGTGCCCAGTGTGTTTTTACGCACGTTCGGCTGTAACTTTAAATGTGCAGGATTTGGCATGTCACAAGGAGAAAACAGTGAAGAAGCAAATGATATCAATCCGGACCTTTACAAGAGTTACAAGATGCTGCCTTTGGTATCTACGGGCTGTGACAGTTATGCTAGTTGGGATCCTAGGTTTAAGCATCTGTCTCCTGTGCTTGATACTGATGCGATTGCCGATGCTATTGTGGACTCGCTTCCGCACAAGGAATGGCGCGACGAACATCTGGTGATCACAGGCGGTGAACCATTGCTGGGTTGGCAGAAGCAGTATCCAGACTTGCTGGATCATCCCAAGATGCGCGGATTGAAAGAGATCACATTCGAGACCAATGGTACTCAAAAGCTAACTCCAAAGTTTAAAGAATATCTAGAGGGTTGGTACAACATGTCTAGAGAAATCACATTCTCAGTAAGTGCCAAATTGCCATGTTCAGGTGAGTCATGGTCGGATGCTATCTGTCCAGCGGTTGTGGCCGAGTATGAAGAAATTGGCACAGCATATTTAAAGTTTGTGATCGCAACAGAAGAGGATTTGAAAGATGCTGAAAGAGCCGTGGAAGAGTTTCGCGCTAGCGGTTTTACGGGTCATATTTATATTATGCCTGTTGGTGGTGTTGAACGGGTGTACACTCTTAATAATAGGGCAGTGGCAGAAATGGCAATGCGAAAAGGATGGCGGTACAGTGATCGACTACAAGTGCCACTATTCAAGAACGAATGGGGCACTTGATGGCTGAGACACACATACGTACAGTTGTTAGAACATTATCCTATAGGATCATTGCGCTATTGATAACTGCACTATGGACCGGGCTAGGAAACGCAGTGGCTATACATTTTGTATTAGCAATAGTACAATATGTAACGGAGCGTGTTTGGTTAAAAATAGAGTGGGGTACTTAAATGATATTAGATGGAATTTTTGAGTTCGTTGGACTCTTTAAAAAGAAAAAAACTGTAGAACCCACACCGGTAGCAAAGACTCCAAA